ACTAAAGCTCCTGCCTTTTGTGCCGCAAGAATTTCTGGAGTTAATAGTTTCCATCCTTCTCCACCTTTAAACAATGCTCTCATATGAGATACACCCTTGATTATGTATCCAAAGAAGTTACCGAGAACACCAGTTAACATAATTAAAGGTCCTGCCGCTGCTGTAAACATACCTAAGAATCCAAGTATTTTCTTTATTGGGTCTGGAAGCCTTTGAACAAACTTTAATATTCCATCTATAAAATTAATAAGTTTTGTATTAATGTCTAAAAACTGATCTCCAATTGCAGCCAAATCTGCCTTAAGTCCTTCTAGCGCTCTACGATATCTACCAGAAGCTGACTCTGTAACCTGTGATAATTCTCGATCAGCTAAATTACCTAATTCTTGAGTGCTTGCTTTCATTAAATCTAATACCTGTAAAGTCTGGCTTCCTTGTTTTCCAAGATTTTCAAATAATGCATTCATACGTGCAAATTGGAACTTACCGAATAGCTGTTCTAGGGCCTGTTGTTTCTGTAAAGGATTTAATGTTTCTAAGGCTGCTTGCAATTCTAAAATAGTAGCTGTTGTATCGCCAGCATTTTTTAGTACTATATTTTTTAAGTCTATGCCAAAACCAGCAAACATTCCTGTTGCAACCTTTGTTGGATTAATTAAAGATGCTAGACCAGACTTTAATGCGTTAGCGCCTTCAGATGCGTTAATTCCACCTTCACGCATTGCTGTAAGATAAAGAGCAAGGTCTTTTACGTCTCCACCTAGTCCTTTAACAATTGGACCAGCTTTTGGAATTGCCTCTACTAAATCGTTTAGCGTAGTTGATGTCTGGTTTTCAACTGCGTTAAGGAAGTTAATTGAATTTGCCAATTCTTCGGTATTAGATTTAAAAGCTGTTTGAATTGCCAGGGTAGCCTTCATAGCTTCTTGTCTATCTACTTCACCAAGTACTGCAAGACGTGTTGTTTCTTGAACAGATTTTAGTAATTCATTTCCTGTCTTTCCAGTTGCCGCAATATCTGCTGCAAGACCAATGGTTTCGTTAAAACTTGCACCCATTGATTTTGAAATTTGTCTAGCAGTTTCTATTACATCTTTTCTTACTTTTAATAATTCTGAGGCAGATGTTTGAGATATTCCTCCGTAAACCTTTGTTAATCTAACTAGTTGCTCATCAGCTGTTCTAAATGCATCTGCTGATGCTTTACCAAATGCAGCCATTGGAACCGTCAGACCTACTGTTAACTGACGTCCTGCCCACTGTGTATTTTTACCCCAGTTAATTAATTGTCCCGCACCTTCTTGAACAACCTTATTCATAATCTGAAGTTCTTGTCTTGCAATTGCTGTCTTATTCTTTACTACATCAATTCCTCTTGGAATATGAACATTGTATTGCATTAGACCTTCAGCATTTTTGCCTAGTGGTTGCAATACTGAGTTCTGTAATTGTACTTGTTGTTTTGCTAGGTCTCTAATTAACCCGCCGTTTGATTTAGCATGCTGAGCATATACCCTGAAGAACTGGCCAAGTTTCATTTGGCCTCTGTCTAATTGCTGTCCAAACTTATCTACATCAGATGTTAAGCTAACAAAGTGTGTAGAGAATTGACCAGTACTTCTTATGGTGTCTGCGAATGACCTGTTCATTACTGCAACCTGTGCAGCTAATGTTTTATTTGTTGCCTGAAGCTTATCTTGTAATTTTGTTAATGCCGAAGAAACCTTATTAAGATCTGTAATAAGATTTGAAAAGTCGGAGGTTGCGACTATATTGGTGACTATTTGTTCGTCGGCCATTTAACTATATTACTCCTTAGAGTATCCTAAACCTGCTCCGATTCCGAAACCAGCTTCCGCTGCATAAGGACCTTGTAAAGAAACAACATCATCTGCTGATGTCTCTATTCCAAGTGCTCTCTTTCGTACATCTTCGAAGGAAGGACCTTCTTCTTGTATTTCTTCATTTAAATTTATGCCCTGAAGAGATGCTAGAAATTTTCTTTTCTCTTCTTCAGTTTTTTGCATAGATTTAAAAGTCTGTATAAGCTCTGGCATAGAAATATTTTCTTCTAGTTCTTCGTAATTTTTCCAATTACCTAAAAGAAAAACTTCTCCTTCGAGAGCGGCTAGATCGAGTTCTGACCAGGAAGAACTGCTGCCGCTCCCAGGTTTGGGTCGTCTAGTTTAATTCCTCCACAAACTTCAAGGATGCGATTAATCGTCGGCATGTCTAATGCTGACTCTAATGCTTCTCTGTTATTTGCTAGCTCTGGTAGTTGTAGTTCTATAGCAACGGCACATGCATCAATTAGAATTGTTAGTGTTTCATCTTCTGTTTTGGATTCTGCTGTCTTTGCGATAGCCGCCATAAATTTTCTTAGCGCCTTAATTGTTAAGGGCTTCAGTCTAACTTTGTCACCATTCTGTAAGGTGATTTCTTCTACGTCGTATACGGTTGTAGCCAATTTATATCCTCCTTGGATAGTCCTAATCATTATACTAAACTTGATTTACTAATACAAGCAGAAAGCCCTCATTTCTGAGGGCTTTCGTTAATAATTTAATTAAATTATTATGCGATTACACGGTCAATAATCTTACCGTATTCTGAGCCAACGTAGCTTGAGCTACCTGATGGCAACAGACGGAAAGTTACTGGGAATGTTGTTGGTGTGCTGCGTGATAGAGAGAACTGTGATTGCTGAACGGATAAAACACGACGTGCATAATATACACGCTCTGTGTTTGAATTAGCTGCTGTGGTTGGAGCTTGTCCAACTGCAATTAATTGACGCTCTGTAGGGGCTGCACCAAGTGCACCTGCCTCTAGTCCTAGAACTCCTGCATTTAATGTATCGGCTTTCTGTCCGAATACAACTAGAACGTTTTCTAGTGTTCCTTCAGACATTTCTGTTGCGATCATAACTTCCATCGCAGACTTGAAAAGCTTTGCTGTATCTAACAACTGATCTACTGTTACTGAATCATATGTTGGATTGTAAGTAATTTGAAGACCGTTATTTGTGTAACCTACGTTACGATAAGCTGCTCCATTTACTCCAGGTGCTACATCAACTGCGTTTAATGTAGTTGTGTAAGACTCTGATGAGATAAACGCTGGTACCTTTGTATTACGTGAAAGCGTTCCTGCGTTAGCAGATCCTGCTTCCATGTCTTCAATGTATCCATCAACTGTTGAATCCTCAACTGTTAAGAATAGTGGTGATGCTCCTACAAGAATATTGCGGGCATTACCTGTATTTTGAATTGCCATATTTATTTCCACCTCCTGTGGTTTCTAAAAATTTTGTTTGCTGGCTAGGCTCTTTCCTCTAGTCCAATTTTAGGCCATAATAGGCTATAAGGCAAATTATAAAAATCGGCCTACTGGGTCTACCATTCGTGAATATTTTACTTCCAAAATGACGTCTGTAGACAAAAATCCTTGTAGTTCTTGAGAAGGCTCTGTTGGGGATATGTCTGCTATGAATATACTATAAAATTTAAATTTATCAGATAGTCCAGAATACCTATTTACGTCTCTAGCAGAATCATCCATTCTTCTAAACTCGTCCATCATGAAGTTTCTAATCTCATTAATTTCTGAAAAGTCTGTTGAGTATATAGTAAATAGAATCTGCTCGCAGCATACCATCCAGTTATCCTCGTAAGAAGTTCCTATCTTGTCATAAACTATATGTTTCTTTCCGCTCAAAAACTGGTTCATTTCTGGTGCCTGCTGTACTGGAATTATTGGAACAATTGTTTCTGCTAAATTATCACTATAGTATTCCTCGTTATCAAATATTCCAGCAGATAAAAGTTTACTCCACAGGAATTTTCTTAGCTCAAACATGGCATCTAGTTTATAGTCTGGTGTCATATCATTGCACCTCCGAAGGATTGGGCAACTGCTGAGTCCGCCATAGATCTAATTGTATTTGCTGAAAATGAATATTGAACTTTTTTAATTGGTGCTGGAAGTCGCATTGCTTTTGTCAATGATGAATTAAATAGTCTTTGGAATCCTGAAGCCTTAATAGATTGATTAACCAATTGGCTCCTAAAGAATATGCTATATTTTAAAGTAAACTGATTTTTTACACCGCTTCCTCCAGGCCTTTTAACGACCACTGAGGCCCCTTTGGGCATAAAGATAGTCTGACCATTAGAATCGAATACAAGCCTCTCAGAATGGCGTGGAGCAATTATTAGGGGCATTCCAGCCTCCATCACAGATGCTTTATTTGCAAATACGTGTCTTCTTCTTCCTTCTGGTGCAGGGACAAAGGATTTAGACATTTTATACTCGTAAGATATTTTAAATGAAACTCCTTCTCCATCCATCATTCTTAAATTAAATAGTCTTGCCTTTTCGTTTCCAGCCTTTTTCCACTCATACATATGATGAAGGGATTTAGGCTTTACTCTAGCCTGTGCGTCTACATAATTTCCAAAGTCTTTTAAAATTTGTGCAAATATAACGGACTTAAATTTATCTTTAAACTGCTTGCTTTCTGTTAACTTAGCAATGACGTTAGCCTGATAGTATATTGCTGCAGATATTTGCGCTACATTGCTATCTTTAATTGAGGCATCTTTTGAGCTTCCAACCATTAATCTTTCTAGGCTGCTTGCTGCCTGTACGAGTAATCTACTAGAGTCCAATTTGTTGATTCTCCGATCTCTTCATGGATGAGTTATATCCAATCACTCTTCCAAATGGATCTGTTATTGGCGTAGTTCCTATTACTTCAAAAACTGTTGGGGTTTCTGTTGGGAAGTTAATTTCTGCCCAAATAACGTTACCGCTTTTGTCCCTAACATTTGTAATTTTTTCTCTAAGAATAAGTCTTTCAGATGTTCTTATTTGAATAACCTGATCGTTTAAATATCTATTGTCAAAGACTTGCTTGTCACTTGATCTTGTAGTAGCCGAATTGCTAATTACGCCTTTAGCGTGACAGTCAAGGGTTTTATAGTAATTCCACTCTTTTATGATTGCCCCAGTATCTGGATTCTGTGCATCAGACTGTCTATACACATCCATTTTCATAGACAGAACTGAGTCTATGACTGAAAACATTTAGATCACAACCATTTGATTTAAAACATATGCTGATAAAAGCTTGTCTGCGTAGGCGCAGCCTGTGCCAGAATGTATGTCTGAGTTATAGTCAATTTTCCAGTCAAACGTCTGTATTGATTTAACATACTGATCTTTCCAGTGTCTATCTTTATCAAAGAAATGTCCAATTAATTGTATGCATGCCTGCTCTACTTCGTCTGGAACTCTATTCCATCCAAACTTTCCTTCTACTCTGTATGATGTATTGTTATTAAAAAATCCTTGACTAGATACAACAATAGAGGGTGGGACCATTCCGTTTGCAACATATACCGTATTATCAATGATACTGTTTCTATTTACTCTTATTCCAAATCCAGATTCTGAAACCTGTATTGTATACCCTAAATTATCTATATTGTTAACAGTGTCTAATAAAAGTATATCGTTTGCATATAATTTTTCTAATGTGTGGATTTTGTATGGGGTTGGAAGTATATCTGATCCAGACCCATAAAGAGTTTGGCTGTCAGAATATAATGAAAAGCTTTGCCCAGTGTAATCTTCAATAAGTTTTCTGGCATATTTTTCTGCCATAATCATTTCGTGATAGCTTTTATGATTTGGATCTGATGGATCAGAGCCTATACCTAAATCTTCTATTGCTTCAATAATACTACAATATGGAGTAACTACATCTAGAAAGGTGTAATGCATTAATGGCTCACCCTGATATTGATAAATCCAGTGAACCCTAAATTTTCTATCTATAGTAGTTAACTCAAACGGTATATTGAGCTTGTATGTTCCGTTGTCTGTTTCAACTTTTGTTGTTTGTAATAATGTCCCCGTTGGGGTTCCTGGATTGTATGGGTCTGTAGATGCAGAAGGGCTAGTAATGTCATATAGTTGAACTAAAACATTTGCGTCTGCGTCAACAATTTCTCCACCGTAAAATATTTTTGTAGTTATTGGTGAGTTAGAATTTTTGTATATCTCTGCCATACATGGATTTTGTTAGCTATAAAACTCTTGAACTTCCTTTGGATTAGCTAATCTAAAACCCTCCTCCTTGTCAAAAATTTCTTGTGCCTTTTCTTTGTCCATTGCCACAAATGGGTGATCTTTAGTAAAGGTAAATCCCATAATATCATACCTGAAGTTAGCTCTTGTCATTCTAACTAAAACAGTATTTTCTGGCTGCTCCGCTTTTGGATCAAATTTAGGTAGAACTTCATAAGAAATATCTTCCTTGGCATCCTCTACGTCTTTAATTGTTTTTTGATATACCGCCCAAGTAACACCTTCGTCTGCTAGGGATGCAACAATATCGTTTTTATTCTTTAATGCTTCTGTATCTACGCCGAAATCTTCAGCGATCTTTCTAAGTTCAGATATCTTTAATGTCTCAAATGACACAGTAATCTCCTTAATCTAGGTTATTTAATTATAGCATTACTAAATTAAAATGAAAAGCCCCCAAAATTAATTGGGGGCCTTTCTTGCGGATTTAATCCTATTATGAAGCTACTTTTACGTTCTTAACAACGACCCAAGCATCTGCTTGCTCGATTTGAACGCCAACACGAGTATACATTGTGTACTCGATAGAGTCCTTACGTGGCCAGAAGAAGCGGTAAACAGTTACGTCACGCTTGATACCAATAACTACGTTATTTGGGAATGTCAAGTGGATGTCTCCGTGGTTGCCAGTCTCTCCTGTGTAATCTCCATCTTGTGCCTCTGGAAGAAGTGGAACTTCAACAATCGGAATACCGAATGCGAATGGTGCCACATATCCTGCAGGTCCACCTAGTGGTTGTACCTCTTGTCCACGGATAATGCTTGAAGCAATATCTTGTGGGATTGTATTGTTTGTTCCAATGCTGTTAGCATATAGGAAATCTTGAATCAAGTTTGATCCTGCTAGGAAGCGAAGATCTGCACGGCGTTGCTTGTACTTACGTGGAAGAGCCTTAAGAGCGCTGTTAAATACAGCACGACTTACTGCAGCTCCACCTGCGTCAACAACGTGACCGCTAGCCTTTGCCTTCTTAACAATACCGTCAAATGACTTGTATAGTGCATCTGAAGTTAAAGTTGTATTTCCATTAAGGATTACATCTTCAATGTCATTACCTGCCTGTGTTGCCATCAAGCGGGCGATGTGATCTTCTAGATCAGCACCTTCAATGTTGTCTTCTAGAGACTCTGTTGAAAGCTCCCAA